TAATTTGTATGTATATAATTTTCCAAATTGATAGAATGGTGCTTCATGCTCTACAAATTTAACTTCAAATATATTATCAGACAATGGGAAATAAATTAAATCTCCTTCTGCAGGTCTTCCTGGAAGTTGAACATTATTCACTAACTGCATTGGAAGAGAAACAAAATCTTCAAACTGATGTCTAGAAATTACTAAAGTAATTTCATCAGTAGATCTAATTCCAAACTTGGTGAGAATATCTCCTGCACCTTGAAATCCTTCAAAGTTTTCAAGGTATGCTTCTAGAGTAAATGAATCTTCAAATTCAGAAATAATTTCTTCATTTAAAATTGTATCTTGACGAATTAATTTTCTTGGAATATAATTAGTAGTAATTCCAAACATGTTAATAAACTCATCCACAAGGGATTGTTGGAGCATTTGCTCCTCTCTTGTTCCATGAGTAAAATAAGTATTTTTTGCCATTTACCCTATCATGTCTAGTGGTGGAATTTCATAAGTTGATGCAATCTCTGCTTCAATTTCTTTAAGTTCTGTTACGGCATCTTCATAAATTTGTCTACCATTTAATGTAATACCTCCAGGTAATTGAGCACCTTGAAACTTAATTAAATTTTGACCCCATTGTCTTTTAATTAAAGAAGTGCAATATCTTTTTAAAAATGGATCATTGTATACTTGAGTGTATGATGTAGGATCTAATACTCTCCAACAATCAATAATAACATACGCACCTTCTTTTACAAATTTAGTCGTAGTGTCAATATACAGACGGTCTTGTCTCTGATTAAATCTATATGGAATAAAATTGCCATTATTTAAAACCATATCTAGTGTTTCTAAATATGATTTAGTCATATAGTAACTCAAGATATCAACAGATCCAAATTGATATAGATCGTTTAAAAATAATTGATATTCTAATCCAAATAAATTACTTCTAATATTACTACCCTTAATGCCAAATACTTTACTAATTCCAGTAATATGATCTGGAATAGGAATATAATTATTTCTCGTTTCCCAATCGGTAGTTCCAATTGTGAGAGTTTCATTACTTGAAGTGAAACGTGTCTCATCATCAGCAGTAAACTGATGTTTTAAAAACACTTTCTCAGTACCATTATAATGGCGCTCATTAAATAATTGAATAGCATCATCAATCAAATCATCAATTTGATCATCATCAACGTTAATTTCTAGAACAGGTCTACCTAATCGCCTCAGGCAATATTCTTTTAATTCTGCTTTACTTGTTGGTTGCGCCATGTATACGCATAAAAAAAGTCCTCTACCTTATTTAGCAGAGGACTATATTTATAAAATGAACGTGGTGATTGCTGCGTATGCAATTAGTATAGCACACAATTTAGAAAGAACCGCATAGTACTTTTTAATCGGTGTACCAAAATACTGCTGTCCAATCATGAGACACTTGTGAGCAGGTGAAATCAGGTAACCAGCATACTCAGTGCAAAGGAACCACACAAGATATTGAGGACCAAAGATCGACACAAGCACAGAAGTCATACCAGCATACTTACCAGATGATCCCATGATGTAAGCAGCAACCATAGCGACCAGAGAAGCAGGGATAAGCATCTCAGGTGTTGCTGCCTTAAGATAGTCCATGACTGGTCCTTTGATTAGTCCAACTACACCACCAAGAGCAAGGACAACAGTTGCAATGATAGCAAACTTACCATCCAACCACCTACCCCACTTCCAATCCTTGTATACAATCGAGTAATAGATTGACATAGCAAGGAACCAAGGGAAGAAGAATGGTGCTCCTGCTTTACCTGTATTCAATAAAAGAATAACAGTAGCAATCAGTGGTGCCCAACCAGTAAGAGCACGACGCCAGTTAAAGTCACGTACATATTCTAGGTTAGGAACAACAGATCTTGCAGGAACCTTAGTGAAAATATACCACCAAGTATATGTCAAGGTAATAGCAAGAGGGATAATAGTGTATCCTAGGAATGTTCCATAAGATACACCCATTACTGCCATAGGCAGAACAACTGTTTTTTCCAGTGGAGACCACCAATAGTAATGGTGGACTGATAGGTAATCAATTACACCAAAGGCAGAACGCCTTTCTTTATCAGGTGGTGCGATAGCATCTAGAAGTGGTGCTGATAAAGCAACTCTTCCAGGGATAGGTAAGATACCACCTAACAGTGAGGTGATAATAACAAGGATGCGATTGTCCTTGATATACTTTTTTGCTAACGAATATACATCCTCTAAAGCACTATGCTCTCGGATAAATCCACCCAAAATCATAATACCGAAAATGTAACCCATGTAGAGTTCATTCTTAGCAATCGCAGTGATTGCTGTTTCTAGCATTACTCTGCTACTGCAGGGGTTTCTTCTCCAGCACCATCAGGCACACCCTTGTCTGCAAGTTCTAGTGCTTGTACTGCACCTAGAAGTTTAAAATATTCTTCTTTTTTAATATTGATTTCTGCATCAAGTTCTTTGAGTTTAGTAACAACTGCTTCGAGTTGTCCTCTAAAATCTTCAATCATTTCTGCTGTAGTCATAGGTCTCCTTAATAAAATATCAGACGTATTATTTATACTACCATGTGAAAGTGTTAAATGTCAAGCGTGGTGTACCAACCGTCCAACTGGTTTGGTTCCAATACGCTGAATGAAAAACGCATGATTCATAAAATATTAATTGATTGTACTTATGATATTGAATGTGATACCTATCCCATTGCGACATATCCCAATCGTTTAAAGTTTCTTCTGCTCTATAAGAATCAGTGCAGGTAAACTCTTGTCCAGTTTTTTTATGTCTAAAAAATGCAGTTCCAGATGCATTAGATAATTCTTCATCAGTATTTAATGGAACTAATCCAGCATAATTTACATCATCTACATGAGGTGGTAGAGGACCTATTTTATCATAACACTGAAATGAAACAGTTGGATTTAAATCAATAGTATATACTCTATAGTCATGAAAATAGGTCTCTTTTAAATACCCTGCATGATGTATAAATTGCCCAGGATTAATTATAAATCTACTGATGTATCCTGGGTTATCATGTAAATCTGATTCTTTTGAATATTTTGCAGAAAGTGCATAGTCCCTAACTTTATCAGGGTATCTAAAAAAGTCATCAACAATAATAATTTTTGTATTTGTATTGCCGATTCTTTTTTCTGTAACATTTTTTATATTACTTGCAAATATTTTAGGATCAATTAATTCCACCATAACCAACCTGTAAGGATAAATTTATCTTGAGTGTTAGAAATTTCTCCTTTATGTAAATGTGTATATGCTGCTGGAAATATAACTGTCTTACCTTTTTTAGGTTTAACTGTCATATCTTGATGATAGAACATAGTACCACCACCATCATCAATATCATTAAGATATGTCATATACACCATAGCACGATCACAAGTATCTCTTTGTGCTCCATCTATATGCCATTCATAATAACCTTCCTCAGGTTTATACCATTGTATTTGTGGTAACTGTTTAGCATTAAATGTACCACCATATTCATAGAACAAATACTTAGTTAAATATTGACTAATGAATTCATTTAATTCTTTTTGATATTCATTCCACCTAAACATTTCAGGAGGACCTAACATCTCAGCATCTTTTATCCAAAAATCTGTACTCTTTTTTACATTCTCTTGAACTTTACCAGGACCAGATTTACCTCTATATGTAAGACCTTTTTGATCTGCATTCCAAAACATATCCAAAAGGGAATCACACAGTGTCGTATCTTCTAATTGATATTCTTCTATAAATGTTGTCATTTTTCTAATACTAGTATGTAAATTCCATTCCACCAATCTTTCTCATCTTCTACAGTAGAGGTGAGAATTAATTTTGAGAAAATGTTTTTTAATTTATTGTTAGTTACAAAATCATCAGCAGATTTTACAACACCTTCAAAATTAGCATCATCTAAAACTAAAATAAATTTGTCAGCAAGTAATGGAAGAATTGCATTTAAATTTTCTAATTGATCATAGTATTCATGACTTGCATCATAAAAGATTACATTTGGTTTTAAATTAATCTCATCACCATTAAGATCTTTAATGTCTTTATCAATGTATCTCCATTTAGGATTATAAAAATTTGATAAAAATTCTAATTTGGGATCTTTAGGATTTGGTAAATTATGATCTTCTCTAATAGGTTTAATATCAACCTGAGAATAATTATCTACTGCGTATGAAACAACTGAGTTATTTTGAGTAGCAGCATAAAATGTACTACCAATATAACATCCAAGTTCTAAGTAAATTGATGGTGCAGTTGAAAGTAAATTATTTAAAAAATGCCTTACTCTATTTGAACTTAATCCTCCAATGTAATAATGTTGAGCATCAAATCCACTTTCAAATTTTCCTGCTTTATCAACTGAATCTAAAACTCTACTGACAAGAGGATCTAATTTTCTTTCTTCTTTACGAATTCTTGCATTTGTAACATCCTCACAATAGTGACAATCCCAACAATCAAACTTACAAGTTTTAATTTTATCTCTCCAGATATCAATTGGTCTTTCTGCCATTGAAGTATCTTCTATGTAATCATTAAACTCTGGAAACAAAAGAGTTTCATCATTTGCCCAACGTTCAATAATATCCATAGATTCTCTAAGACGTACAGCATTTTCTCTGCCATGCATCTTAAAAACATCTATTCCTAACTCAAGCATCTCTGCCCAATCTTCCTTCCACGGTGGAAGGTTTGCTGCTTTTAATGCTGCGGAAGGTCTTTCAATGTCCCACTTAGAACAAGATACTCTACTTATAGAATCATTAAAATATTGAGGATCATTTGGAGTTCTATTGCTATTATATTGATAATGTTCTGGCATGATTGGACAACCACCCCAACATCCTTCATTTGATAGCATAGAAAATTTTACTGGTTTGCCAATAGACGCACAGTATTCTTTTGCTTCTTTTAATCTTTTTAATTGATCATGATCTCTCATCAAATCTCTATCAAGATTTACATAGTTAAATCCTGCTTTTGCTAATTCTACAACCTCATTTGCTTTAGTAACTTCTCTTAAGATTGTGTTCTTAACATACAGTTCTGGAAATGCTCTCTGAATTTGACCAGTTAACATCCAAGTAGTATGTGGTAAAGTTACAATACGTATACCACGATCATACAGAGGATAAAAATTTTCAATCCAAATATCTAAATTCTTTTGAGTAGGAAGAACATAAAGATTATTAAATGTTGCAGACAGAGGAATTCCTACTTTGTCTGCAATGTATAATGCATTTATAGTTGTTTCTCTTATATCATTTTGAAACGTGTCTCCCATAGCATCCTGTAAAAACGGAGGCATACGACACGTAAAATACAAATCAAAAATATATTCTTTATGTTGTTCTAACCAAGGAATAAATTCGTCATTGACTGTATTTTCATTTAGTTTAGGATTTATCGGCAGAGAGAATAGTTTCTTCATAGTCAGTAATAACAACGTTCATAAATGCTTGCTCATTTTGCTCTTCGATAATTGCTTTATGCTTATCGCAGAGTTCTAATAATTTTTCTAAATTTACATCATCTTCACTAATGCCATTCTTAGTAGCAATATCATAGTGAATGATTTGGGCGCAGATTCTATGACGCATTTGGTTTATACTCCTCTGGAAGAATTTTGTGAGCAACTACTCCATTATTATTTAAGAATTTTTGAAACTCTGGTTGGAGTTGACGGGTTACATTATCAAGACCGGTATTCACCATATTAGAATATCTTACTGCAATCTGTAATGCTTTTACTTGATCTTCATCTGGCATTAATGAAATTGAATCCATATTTCCAGATCCAATTCTACCATAGGCAATGATATCCATTGCTGCTTGTTTACCCATACGGGCAATCCAATATGCTCTTTCTTCATCCTCATTAGATTCAGTAAAGAATGAGATATCTTTTTCGTCTTTGATATAATCTTTAATAATTTTTAAAAATGTATCCATCTCTTGTTGAGATTGTTGATACTTTCTTTTCCAAATAGTAATGTCATAATCAAGTTTACTTGCTTCACAAGCAATTAACTCTTTTGATAACTCATCCTCTTCTTTTTCATAATCTCTTTCTACCATCTTTTTTTGAATTTCTGACTTTCTCAAACTATGTTTGATCTCGACATACGAATGGTATCTGGTCTCAAGTTCTAACAATGCCTGCCTTACAGATCTCCATGGTGTTAACTGGGTGTCTGTAACAAAATGCCTACATTGATAGTCAGTCATATTTGAGTTCATGTGTAATGAACTCTCAAGAAGTTTCCAATCTAAATTAGAAACATTAAATTCATCAATAAACTCCTGACTAAGTTTAATACCTTTAACGTCAGAGTTTACAATGTTATTTTCATCATAAAGATATTCAGAAGTCGTACTCATTAACATTTACCTCATACTGTGGTTTTCGAGTCCAGTCATCTTCAGAAACAGTTCTTTCCAATTCTACTGCTTGAGTGCTGGGCATGAGAACACCTAGATAGTCCTCATATAATATATTTAGGTCCCAAATAGTAGTCGCATTTTTAAATTTTCTTTTCAATTTATGAGCATTAACTAGCATTTGTGATAGTTGATCTTGAAAATTTTCTGCTTTCTCAAGAATTTTGTTGGATAATTCTGTCTTATCCTTACCTTCATTTGTTGCTAAGTAATCAAGAAATGGAGTTTCATGACCAGAGACAGCACCATAGGTTAACCATTCTTTTGCTTCATGTCTTTGAATTGCCCAGGATTCAACCTCAAGAGATGTAGCACTTCTCATAGAAAGAAATCTCTTTTCATATTCATCATCAATAAGTTCTAAAGCAAATGTACGCATGAAATTTACAACATGTGTTTTAATTTCTGGCGTTACTTGAACTGGTGCCTTATCTTCATATCCTGATGCTGGATCTGCTTCCCATACTTTAGCAACATCTCTCAATTCTGAGAATAGGAGAGAACCCCATGTTGCCTCTTCTTTATCAATTTCTTTGTATTTGCCATCCCATAGTTTATTGTAAACTCCAAACATTGTGTTTGAAATTTCTACACATGAGAGATTTTGTAATTCATACAACTCTTTAAAGTTTAAACGATCATCCAGATCATTTTCAATAAGTTGTTCTGGATTGAATAGAGAGGATTTTAAAATAAGATACTTCATTAGATTACTGTGCTCTAGTTGCTGTTACAGATGCTGCAGCAGAAGAACATGCTGCGGATGATTGACCATAATGTCCTTTAGGTCTTGCAGAAGATCCTAAAGTTGAAATGGCGTCATTTGAATAAGTCCATTTTTCAACGTGATTATTCTGCTGACCATTGTAGTCACCCATTTTATAACCCCAATCTTGTCCCATTTCCCAATTCTCCTCACCACATCTACGGGATCTGTTGAAGTTTCTGAGAGCAGCACCATCACTGCCTCTAACTTTTCTCATTGGTGTTTGATTGTTATTTGAAGTTGAGATATAAAAATGACCATACTTTGAGGGAAGTGCTTTAGACCATCCTCTATTGCCACCAGCAAAATTTTGGTTAGCATATGAATCATTGCTATAGTTCATATACTTTTGAGATCCATTACTCCAGGAGAAGTATGCTCTATTTTCCATACCAACACCAGCAACATAATCATTAGAAACACCAGAACTTGTAGTGGTGTACATAATTTCTGTTGGGAAGTGCAACTTGTTAGTTGATGAGTTGCCGCCACCAGTGATGTAACCTGCCTGACCTTTTTGGTTAGTAGCACATCCAGCATCATTTCTACCAGCACTCATTGCCCAACCACCAGTTACGTTATATCCAATACCAGTGTTGTTATTATCACCTTCATAACCATAGTTATATTGAGAAAATCTACTGTCACCTTGTGCTCTAAGCATTCCAGTGTGAAGATTGTAACTAGATGTTGCAGATGAGTTACCAGCATAAGAGTTAGTTACACCGTGAACATATGCATTATAGTCGGACCAAGTACCGTCACAATATGCTGCTGCTCTATCGAGTTGCTCTCCACAATAGAATGTAGTGTCATTTGCATGCCAGGTTTTATTGACAGATCTCCATGGTTGTGATCCTTTATATCCACCTGCAATATAACCATGAGTAATAATACTTCTATATCTCCAAGCATCTACTCCGGTACTTCCTGCAGTGTTTCCGGGATATGCCCAGAATGCTCCATTCGTCCCATCCGAAACAAGATATGAACCTCTGGTTGAATCATTTTCTTCAGGTAAAGCAGTGAATTCTTCACCATCAATTCTATATTTTGCTCCACCAATAAGGTTAATATCACCACCATTAACAACTAATTTATAAGTACCAAGTCCACTAGTGGTATTAATACCAAGTGAACCCTTCTGCATATGGATTTGTTCTCTATACGATGTACCATTATTGTCCATCGTGGAGAATTCAATTCTTCCTCCATTAGTAAGCATTCTGATATATGCTTGACCAACCGAAGTATTGAGTCGTGGGAAATAACTGTTAGAACTATCTGCTGTAGATGTTGGATATGACTGGGTGTAATAGTTAATTACGTTAGCGCCAATACCTGTGCCATCCCAGGTTCTTCCTGGTTCAGATACCCAAAGTGAAAGATTGATTTCACCTGTTCCACCACCATTGCTTCCTGATGGAAGAGTCATCTGCATGGAAGTGTTACCATGCCCACCTACAATGTGGAATAATTTTTGTGGAGAAGTGTTGTTAATACCAACCGCACCAGCGGTGGTAATATTCATTAGGTTTGTATTACTACTATTTCTAAAGTAAAAATACTCACTATTGCCACTTAAATTTGGTCCATCAAAACCAAACTGATGTCCTGTTCCAGTATTTGTTCCATCAGAAAAGAAATGCATTCCTGCTGCTGTGGTTGTTCTGGTAGTAAGTACCATCGAACCAGTAACAGATAATTGTTTATCTGTTGTATTATTATTGGCACCAATATTTAAACTACCGTTATACCTAGCAATGTCAATTCTACCAGTTGCATTAACTGATATACTAGGTACACCCGAAACATCATTAACTGAGAAAATGTTTCCTGAAGTTAAGTTGTTTGTAATAGTGAACAACTGCCCAGCAGTACCATCAAATGAAATATTATTACTATCCTGAACATTCAATGCCAAGGGCACATTACCTTGACCAACAAAACTGATGCTAGGCAGTCCTGTTTGGTTTTTATTGGGGGTTATTAGGATGTCCTTATCAGAATTTGCCATTTCTTATAGCGTTTAAAAGTATTTATAATCCGAAACGAATTTTGTTCTTGATCCACTCCTCTTTTACATCATCAGCACTTTGTGCTGCCTTCAATAATACAATTCTTCCAATGTCACCTTTATAGTAAGTACTGTTTCTACTTCCATTTTCACTTGCTGCTTCAGACCCTTCTGCAATAAATCCCCATCTCCTACTTCTAGGTCTACCTAAAGGATTTGCTCCAGCATGATCGAAAGAAGAATCTAATACACCATCAATATAAAATTTAAGAGTGCCTGTAGATAATGCATTATCCCAAACAACAGTACCTAAACGCCATTGATTGTTTGCAATATTTGCATTAGTAGATGTTCTATCAAGATATGTAGGACTGGCATTTCCTGCATATCCAGAGAAACCTAATCTACCATTTTCCATGGGATAAAAATTAAACACCTCAGATCTGTCAAAGTCAATAAATGACCAGTTTGCTGAGATGGAGGTGGATCCACTATTAGCATCAGTTCTAAACCAAACATGACAAGTTAATTTAGAGAACTCACCATCATCACTTCCTGGACCATAATTTAAATTAGTGATATAACCATATTGATTAGTTCCATTAAACCTCCAATATCCAACATTATTAAGAGAAGTGTATACTGGATTGTTTACCATTACAACTTTAACATCTCTTCCGGCACCCTTCCACTCTTGACCATCAATATTATTAATGTTTCCATCAAGAACTAATTCTAAACTATCTTCTATTTTTGCTATATTTGGACCGTGTAATGCTGCCATAATTTATGCCCCATAACCATAAGATAATCCTAATCCATAACGAGTTCTAAAAAGATCCCAATTAAGATTAATTTCATCTAAAGTTAATACTCTATTATATATTCTTGCAATAGTAATAAATGGACCAGTGGTGGAATTACCTTCCATAACACCAGCATAACCATTGCCAATTCTTACAGCACCTGCTTGACGATAAGAGTTACTACCACCACTTGCACGAACTGTATAAGATCCTACATTATTACCATTAAATCTATTTTGTCCTTGAGAAGGATTAGGTCCCGGAAGTGTAGAAGTCCATTGTGTCCACAATCCATCTGGCCAAGCAGTGCTAGTATTAGAGTAATCATATGATCCACCTGTAGCACCACCTCTATAATGACTTAAGGTTTCACTTGTTTCCCAGGTACATGCAAACTCATTCTGATAACTTGTTCCACCTTGAGTTGAAATTTTTTCAAAAATAGTATCTCTTTCATTATTTGAATTGCCACTTCTATAACAAATTAGTTCAAGAGTTGCTCCACCACCAGTCCAAAATTTGTTCCCATCTTCATTACTAGATTGCCAATAACCAGATCCATTAAATTGGAAACAAGGTACTCCATCTTTTGTAGTAAAGGGAGTTTGTGTTCCTGAATTATTCAGGGTAATAAAATTCGCCAAATCAAACCATTGGGATCCTGATCCTGGATATGATTTGATATTACCTGCGTCAACCTCGAATACTAATCCTTCTGCTGGATTTGCGGGTCCTGAAATAGTTGCCATTTAAGTGAAATCGTATTTACCATCATTCTCTATGAATAACATTTTATCCCAGAGAGTTTCTGCATAGGGAAATGCACCACCTGCATTAGGGTGTGCATAATTATGTAGGATCATTGCACGAATGTACTCAGTACCATGTCTAAAAATCCTACCACTATTTCTAGATGGTGGTCCTTCTACAGTAAGGTTCATGTTCTGCCACCCACTGGCAGTATTATAAACTCTTCTACTAAATGCATAGTTATATGTACCACCTGCAACACCTCTATGCACTGGAGTTCCTGCAGGAGTTGCATAGGGTTCAGTGTAAGTCCAATTAACAGCAGTGTCACTAGCATTGCATAAAGTTAATTCCCAATCACCTTGTCCAGTTTGGACCATTGCTCTGTATTGAATTCTAGAACCACCTACTGCACCACCTCTAGTTCCAACTCTAGTATAAGTATGTGGTGTGCTATAGAGAGGATGTGTTGGAGGATATAATCCGATGTTTCTAAAATAATTTCTAGTACCAGTTACATCAGTTCCCGTTACCCAACCACTATTACTGGTTAGATACATTTTACTATCACCAGGATTTAAATCCCTAGACAATGTAGTGTTTCCTACACCACCACAATGCTCTAATCTAACGAATTGTTTAAATTGATCAAAACAAGCAAATCCAAGATAGTGTTGAGGTTGTCTACCATCAGTAGCAGTGTTATAACCTTTTACTTGAAATGATAAAGTATATTTTTTAGTAATATCTACAGGAAGATATGAATCAAATGGACTAACTGATGATGAATTGTTCCAACCAGAAGTACTCCATCTAGATCTAGTTAGCATACATCCTTGTTGACCTTCAATACCATCAGCATTATCACCAGAAAAGAACTCTCCAGTTCCACCCCATCCATCTCTAGACCCATCAAACATGGGATTGGGAAACATACCTATATCTACTTTATTATAGATTAATCCCATTATAGATTATCCGTATAGTACTGAATTTTCTCATCCTCCTCAGAGGTATTATTTTCAGATAAATTGACATAGACAGACCAATCTGGATCTATCAAAAAAGGAATAATATTCTCTTTTGAATATGCCATACTTTTATCTTCAATATCCTCTAAAAATGCTGGTGGTTCTTCTGAAGAATATGAAATTACAAATCTAGATCCGCCAAGATCTTCTTCACAATCTCCTCTAGAATTTTGATCAACGGCAGACCAATCAATGTCTGCCAAAGGATCATCAATAATTACATACTTCTTCATTGCTTTTCATACTCTACTTCTAATTTATTTATATCCTTACGCTCTGCCTGTACCAGATAGAACGCATCCCCGCCACCAGTCGTGACCTTATTGTCATCAACATCAACTACCCAACGATTGCCTGAATCACCAACAGCAGTCAGTTGTACAGTAATCGTATCTTGATGTGCAAGTTCTTTCCAATAATCTGGAAGTTCAATTACACCATCTCTGACACGACCTCTGACGTATACTCCATGCTCAGGACCTTCAAGACAACCATAGCGGAGTTCATGATTCTCCTTAGTTGGGTGATCAATAACAAATGACTTAGAAGTTGCAGCAAACGAACCGTTAACATAAAGTTTGTAACTTGTGTTTGTGCTGTTTTGGTTGATTGCAACGTTCTGATTTTGATCCAAGACGAAGGA